GGGGTTGTATATATTGAGTATATATATTTTGATTTTGTTCTAAGTTCATTAAATAATATACGTTTTATATATAACAATATTACATTAACATACACTTGTATACTTTTATGATACATTAGTTTATTAAAAAAAACAAAATCTATTCTAACATTTTTATTTATCTTATTTTTATTTTTATTTTTATTTTTATTTTTATTTTTTATATCATTTTCTATTAAACTGGAATTATTATTTGGAATATAATACACACATCCATTTTGTAGTTGTGGAGAGATTATACAAGAAGAATAATTATCTGAACTAAAAAATGTTTTCATCATATTATATGATTCAGACTTTGTTGGTTTAGTAATTACTGATTTTAATAATTTTACTAACGATTCATAATTAATATTACCTATAATAGAAATACATATATTATTTCGTGAATAATATTCGTTATAATATTTATATAACATATCTATGTTTATGTCCTTCAACTTTCTTATTTGAGCATACATATTATCTATATGTTGTAATCCTTGGTTAATATATAAAATTCTATTTTGTTCATTTATAAATTTTAAGTTTGATACATTTAATAATGTTTTTAATTCTTGAATAACTGCATTTTTTTCTCTTTTCAAAATATTCTTCCAAATATGTTTTTTTGGTTTTAATAATGAATGAACAATATATTCTAACGATTCTTTATTTGATTTATTATCTAATATATTATTATTTACATATTTTACAAAAAATTCACGAGTATGACCATTTATTATATGACCTAATGAATTAAAATAATTAATACATGATTCATTACATTTATCATATGAATTAACCATTAAATGCTCTAATAAATGATTTATTCCTAAATTATTAATATTTTCTGTATAATAACCTGTTCTGACATATCCATCTACACGTAATATATCTAAATTTGTTTTTACATAAAAAATAGATACCCCATTAACATTAAATATTTTAGGTTTATCATAATGTTGTTTATTTTTCAATGTTTTATTTTTATTTTTCAATGTTTTATTTTTATTTTTCAATGTTTTATTTTTATTTTTCAATGTTTTTACCATATATGTATATATAATATATTAGAATTATATATTCATATATTCCTAAGATTTATATTATAAATTTTCATCATTTGTAATTCCATCCCATACAATATTATTATTTAATGCTTTCTTTTTTAATATTCCTGGATTAATAATAAGATCTCCTTTATCATAAGAAAAATTACTTACACCATTACTATAATCCTCACCAAAATTACCTGTATTTGTTCCTATTACATTAGCTTTAATAAATTTACATGTAACCTTTTCACCGTCTATTGATTCTAATGTGTAATAATCAGGACATGTAGCAATGTCTGGTGGGTGATTTCTTCTTTTATTTAATGTATGATATGCCATTGATATAAGTATAATAGATACAATAGTTATAACAATACCAATTATAATAATAATTTTTTGAAAAGTTGGTGGTATAAATATCCTCTGTATAACTTCCTTTATTGCATAAAATTTTAATAAAAATCCTTGCATTTTTTGCTGCGATGAACCAAGATCAGCCGCAACCGACATTATATGCTTTGTTTATATTTGTTATAGAATTAATTTTTTTCTATCTATGTTTTAATAAGAAGATAATAAACAATGTTTTTTCAAGATAGATATACCTATAAAGATAATAAAATCATTTATAATAATGGACGGATAGATCTTCAATATATGAAACCATGTAAATCATTTGATATGTATGATACAAGTGTTCCATCTTCAAATCAAATTAATGGATACTCAGAAGCACTTACTGGTTTAAAAACAAATACCACTTTATCTAAATTATTCTTCTCTGGTGAAAATATACAAATATTACAAAATGGTATTCGTGCAGGTGTATATAAAAAATCAAATAACAAATATATAATAGAAGAACAAGATGAAACAAATCTAAAAATAATCATGAGAACAATGTTTTTAAATTATGCTAGACATGTTCCTAAAAAAATAAAAGAAGAGATCGTCTATCTTAATAATATTGTATTGGATCATTGTATTCATAATGTATTTAATAATGTTATTTCATATGAAAAATATATACGAGATGCAAGTACATTACCTACTCCACCAGATAATCCTACTGTAAATTCTTTAAAAGGAAATAAACAATTAGAACTAAAACCATGGTTTTAACATATAAACAATAAACAATAAACAATATATCTATCTACATAAAAAATAAATTAAGTTATATATATAATCTAGTTTATTTTTTATTTTATTTTTTAAATTCATTTATTAGTTCTTCAAATTCATTTATTAGTTCTTCAAATTCATTTATTAGTTCTTAAAATTCATTAATTATATAATTTATTTTTTTTTAATTCAGTTTTTAGTTCTTCTAATTCATTCAACCATATATCTATTTCTGTTGTATTTTTCAATTCATTATATTCACTTTCTTTACCTTCTTTTTGTTTTAACAATTCATTTACATTTTCTTCTATAACACTATCAATAGGCATACTCCTCAAATATTTATATTCTTTATCACCATCTATAATATCATATTTCTTTTTCTTTAATAAATCAATAACAACATCCTTTTTCTTTTTACGTAAATCTAATGTATCATTACATTGTTCTAATATAAATCTTGCTTTGTTTGATAATAATACAACTTCTCTTTTAAGATGCTCTAATTGATAATTTTTACGTTTACTATAATATAGTTTACGAACATCTATATATGTATCTATCATCATTTCTGGTTCTGTGTATTTTTTTAATTGTTGTTTATCGTCAAACATATGCATATTTGTTGTTCTTTTTACATTATACATTTGTAATAATTTATCTAATCCATTACATCCATATTCACCCTTTTTATTGATATATTTTTGTATAGTTCCCTTTACCAATGTTATTGTAATATCTACATTTGTATCTGTGCTTTGATCACTATATTCTTTAATAAATATATTGGTCTTTTTATTACCAGATTGATTCATACATTTTTCTATATATATTTTATAATTTTCAATCCATGTCCCAACTGGTAATTCTGTAATATGAATAATTTCTTTCTTTTCATCAACTATCATATATTTACCCTTAATTATATAGATATGATTATCAAATTTGAAAATTTCACCTTTAAACCCTCTATACCATAACATTAATTCATCATCATAATTATTATTTTGTATAGTCACCACATTAGAGGTTGTATTTGAATTTAATACCTTTTCAGTCAATAATTTTGAGGTCAAATAATCTATAATTTGAATCGGATTATAACATGGAATATTTGTACTAAATCCAGTTCCAATACCAATACTACCATTTACTAAAATCATGGGTATAATAGGAACATAAAATTCAGGTTCAACTTTATCACCATCATCATATAGATAATTTAATATAGGATCATCTTCTTTTCTATATATATATCTTGTAATTGATGCTAATTGTGTAAATATATATCTTTCAGAAGCACTATCTGTTCCACCTTGTAATCTTGTTCCAAATTGACCATTTGGTTGTAATATATTAATATTATTTGAACCTACAAAATCTTGTGCCATACCTACAATCGATTGCATTAAACTCATTTCACCATGATGATATCCTGAATGTTCTGAAACATAACCACCAAATTGAGCAACTTTAATTTCTTTTGTAAGATTACGTTTAAAAGCACAATATAGAATTTTACGAAGACTTGTTTTTAAACCATCCATAATATTTGGAATACTTCTTTCACAATCATATTTGGAGAAATGAATAAATTCTTTATCAATGAATTCTGAATGAGTTATTTGATTCTTCTTTACATTTAATACTTCATTCTTATTATATTCCTTTAACCATCCCTTCCGATCTTCACTTCGTGTTTTTCTAAATACTTTATCTAATGCGTTTGGTGTATCTTCATTATATTGAAAATATATATATTTCTTATTTTTAAAATATTCTTTGAATTCTTTCGATGTACTTGTACCCAATCCTTTGTAATATTTAGTTGTCCAACCTTTACCATCATTATTTTGTTGTTTCCATGTAGTATAGTCTTGTTCATTATAAAATGATTTTTCGGTTGTTCCTTTTTTAACTTTTAATATAGGTGTATTCATAAATCCTATAAAATTATCTTCTTTCACTAAGGAACCCCATTCACAATCAAACATATTTAAACAAAGACCTTTAATATGAACACCATCTAAATCTTGATCTGTTAATATTAATATTTTACCATAACGAAGACTTTTTTTTATATCTTCTGTATGTTTATATACTTTATTACTCTCCAATCCCATAATTTTTTTAATATCAACAATTTCTTTGTTTTCATGAATTTTTCCTTTAGTTACATCACGAATATTCATCAGTTTACCTTTCAATGGATAAACACCAATAGTATTTCTGTCTTCTTTTGATAATCCTGATACAATACCAGATTTAGCTGAATCCCCTTCACATAATATTAATACGCATTCAGAAGATTTAGATGTTCCTGCATAATTTGCATCTATCAATTTAGGAATTCCATATATTGTCTTTGTTTTTTTACCATCAGTCTTTTTTGTATCCTTATTTTCTTTAACTTGATGTAATGATATAGCCTGTTCCATAATTCCCAATTTAGCTACTTTTTCTACAAATTTATCACTTATTTTACATGTTGAACCAAATTTTGTAGATGATGTATTTAAAGTATCTTTTGTCTGACTATCAAAACTAGGATTTTCTATTACACAATTTACAAATATCATCAATTGTTCTTTGATTGTTGATGATTTTACTTTTACTTTCTTCTTTTTTTCTATATATTCTACTATTTTTTTTGTTAATTGTTGTAATATATATTCTACATGTTTTCCACCTTTACTCGTATGAATACCATTTACGAAGGAAACTTGACGAAATTCATCAAAAGGTGATACACATACAGCATATTCCCATCGCTCATTAGACTTTTCATATATTCTTTTGGTAGCCGTTTTATCACCCACATATAAATTTACATATTGTTCAAATGATTTAATTCCACATGATACGTCATTATATTTCACTTTAATAGAAGAATCGGTAACACCTGCTATATCATATATTCTTTTTATCAAAATATTCTCCATATCATCTGTTATACCATTCATTTGAAATCGTTTGTAATCAGGAATCCATGATACTCTTGTATATGGTTTTGCCTTTGATTTTGTTATTTTTGGCTTTTCTATCACAGATAAATTTTCTTTAAATTCTTGAACATATTTTAACCCTCTTTCATGGTCAATTGTTTCTATTTTACCCCATGACGAATATATTAACACTAATTTAAATCCAAAACCATTCTTACCACCTACAATTTTTTTTTCATTTTTATCATAATTTGTAGATGTACGTAAATGACCAAATATCATTTCAGGTATCCATATATCATGTTCTGGATGTTTAATTACATCAATACCATTTCCATCATTATATATAGATATCATACCTGTTTCTTTATCAATAGTAACTTGAATAGAAGTAACTGGATAATTTTTTTTATCTGGTGATTTTGTTTTATCTGTTTCTATTTGTGTATTCATACGGATATAGTGATCACGAGCATTTACTATACCTTCATCAAAACATTTGTAAAATCCTGGTATCATTTCATATGGACGATATTCCATTTTTATATCCTTATGAAATATCCATCCTTCTTCTTTATCTTTTTCGATAGAACCAATATATGTATCTGGGGCATCCAATATATGCTCTCTATCTGTTTTTTTCTGATACTTTTTAGAAAGAATTTCATTAGAAACTTCATTTTTCAAGGTTTTACTCATAATTTCGACTATGAATACAAAATATATATAATTAATATGAGTATCTTTTTATTTCAATTTTATAATATATTTATTTTATAATAAAATGGGTGATATTAATTTACAATACATACATAATAGTAATGATAATATAAATATTCATAAATATTATACAAACAATTATGATAATGGAAATATTGTTTTAGATGGATATAAAAAATATATGTATCGTATTGAGGTTTTTTGGGATATGTATATTGATATGGGTAATACAAGTACAAATAATAGTCAAATACAAGATCGTATCAACGATAATAAAATTAATTATTTAATGCCATTTCCAAAAGAATATAAGTTTGCGATAAAAAAAGATGCTATTTATATAACCAACGAACAAAATTATTTTTTAATTAATTCAAAAGGTAATATATCTAAAAATAAAGTGGGTGTCGATTTTGTAAATACTGGATATATCCAATCATGGTCATTAGATCCAAATAGATTAGATCCATATAATTATACATTAAATGAGACAAGATTCAATAAAATATATCAATATGCATTATCAGAATCTATTTTTGTATTTATTAATAGTGAAAATAGAAATTTATATATGTATGGTGATTTCAATACAGAAAATATAATAAAAGATATGTCTTTTAATTGTGTTTATTCCATATATAATATGTTTATAGCATTAGATTCATCCAATAATATGCATTTTTTGAAATTAACAGATAAACCTTCTATATATCCAAATATATCAGTTGATTTATTAAGAGAATTTATAATAAACGATCCAATTTATCAAAAAATTAAAAATAATATCGAAACAATATATTCAGATAATAGATTTCTATTTATTTTTGATAAAAATAATGAATGTCATATTTACAATATATATAATATTATAACAAATTATGACGACATTACATCTAAATATTATGTAATGAAATTAAATAAATTAAATAAAATGGCTTTATCTTCATTGTATTTTTCAATATACAAAAGAAATTTAGATGTTCGTATGAGTATTAAAAATTATGGTATTCAATCAATATGTACTAGTTCATTTGGATATGTATTTTTAATTGTAAATGGATCAATTGAAAATAATACATATAATTATAAAATATTATTTACACATTTACATGAATTAAATCGATTATTACCACAACAAATATTTTCATCAGAAGGTTATATTCGTTTTATAGAATATTTACGAACAAATAATCATTATTTTCATACAATTGTATCCAATAAAAGAATGTTTGCTGGTATGAAAAGAAAACAAAATGATATTACATTAATGGAACATGGAGAGATTATTACATGGGGTAAATTATATAAAGATACCGATGATAATAATATGGATTTTGAAATTATAAAAATAAATAACGAATCATATATTGCGTTACATATGATAGCAATAAAAGATGTATGTATTGCTATTGTATATAATCAATCAATATATAAATATTGTGCTATTCAATGGGGTCATAAAAATAAATCATTATTGAAAGAAAATGAACCATGTTATGATATTATTAGAGTCGATGCAGAATTAGTTCGTTTATTAGGAAGTGAAAATTCAAATGCTTTTGGATATGGTCGTAGTGTTCGTAAACCATTAGAAATAGAATATACGGAAGATTTTACTTTTAATCGATGTAAAAAAACAAAAGAAATATTTTATGATATAAATCATTTTTATTTACCGAATAGGTTATTTTATACAGATTCTATATATTTTTACGAATATGAATATTTGATAGAACATAAAGAAGAAAGTATATGTATTCAGAAGAAAAGGATTGCAAATCAATTAATACAAGATCGAATAAGTATTCCACGACGTTCACCTGATGAATACATAGAAAACAAATCAAAAAAAGAAAAGTTAAAAGCTACTAATCCAAATTATAGAAACTCGATGAATAAAACCCAATTATTGAAATATCTCTCCAAACATAAATATAGATAAATTATAATTAGAGATATAGTTATAACTATAAATAACTATAAATAACATATAAAATACAATTATAAAACATGATTATTCAGTCGAACTAGGTAATGATGCTAAACAAAGTTTTATCTCTCCAAGTGATGCTACATTATATTTTACTATTAATGGTAAATCATTTTCCAACATAAGTTCAATTGAATTACATAAATTAGTACATTTTATAAAATAACTAAGATATTTCAACGGAAATTCACCTTGTATAACTTTCGTACATTCTTGTTTTTGTATATATTCCATATTTCCACTACTTTCCGAACGTCGAATTTGTACTTTTGCGAATGGA